AACCGTAAGGAGCGTCAACAGTGGGGTAAGCCATCTTTTAACTCCTAAGTTTAAGAAGCTCCACGTCCGAAAGTGACTTTACTTTGCCGGTCTTTAAACAGCGGCATTCTTGAGTCATTTTCTCGCATGAAGTTATTGTCTACAGATTGCATCTGAGCATCAGTTTGTTTCTGATAGAACTCATTGCGCTGACCGACCATTTCAGAAGGTGTTTTGCAAAGCAACAGACCACCAATTTCAATGCTGTCTGGAAACCGCGAGGTTTGGCCAGCCATCATCTGAATCTCTGGATGCATCGACGCTTTAACAGGTTCCCAGCCTTCACGTAACTTGGAAGAAATGTGACGTGGATCAGCCTCACCCAAAGTGCTAATACGAATCCAACGGAAGTTATAGCCAGGTTCCGGTTTCGGATCAGGCAATAACTGTGGCGGCATCCATTGCTTCGGACGCTCTACCGTTTCCCTTGATTCGCGTTGACCTCGTTCTTGCTTTTCCATTTCAATTCCTTTGAAGTTTTGCCACTTCGCGTGCATATACCTCAAGAGGTATCTTGTAGCGATTGGCGTAATCGACCTGTTTCTGCGTGAGCTTCACCTTTTTAGGCGCAGAGCTTCGAGTAGCAGGTGCCACATTTGACCTTACTGAACGCTGAACTCTTTCAGGTGGTTCCTCGGCGTCAAAGTATTCCGGGAACACTTGTCTCATACGAGTATTTAATTTCTCGTAGTACTCATCAGACGATGCATCGACGCCTTGCTTGATTAACTTGGAGTGATACGCCAAGACAAACCCAGTCATTTCATCGTCTGAGCCAAACCAAGGATTATCCTTTTTCCAAGCTTCGGCTTTAGGATCTACCCTCGGTGCCTCAATATGTACTTCTTTTTCAGGCTCTTGTCTAGTCGGCTTAAAGTTATTTACGCGTTCCAACTTTATTTTGGCTGACGTTAATTCCTCTTGAGCCGCTACTAATCGATCACTGTCGCCAGATTCATACGCTTCTTTGTATCTTCTCTTGGCGTCTTCAAGTTCGCTACTTACTGTCTTTTTAGCTTGCTCGAGCAGTGCTTGCTGACCTTCAGATAAGGAACTTTTCAGTTTCTTATTCTCTTCAGCAATAGCTTGTGCTACACGGAACGCTTCATCCTTTGCACGTTCTGCTTCTTCTGCTCGCTGCTTTTCAGTCTTATATCCCTTATAGAGATGATCAATCCTTTGTTTAACTCGGTCACTATATTCTTTGACTTCTGAGTCATCTAAAGGCTTAGGTTCTTCACGAAGTTTTGAGTGCTTAGGCTTTTCGTCTTCGACGATTTCCACCTCAACATCACTCTCTACCTCGACCTCGATCTTCTCTTCCTTCTCGTCGGGGAATTTGTACTCTTCGCTCATATACCCTCCTATGCCCTTGAAATGCCGCGTGGATCTTGAACGACAGCTTCAACCGAATCATCATTAATGATCCGAAACTCTTTGCCGTGAATCTTGATCCGTGTCCCAGTGTTAGGACGGACAAGGACAAAGTCACCTACCTTGCAGGATGGCCCAGAAGGAAACCGACTCTTATCTTTATAAGCGTCTGGTCCTAGCTTGACCACAAACAATACCGGCGACAAAACTTCTTCGTAGTAAACAGTCGATCCAGCCTTCACCAGTCCACTGTCATACTCCTCATCTACTTCTGGAAGTACGCACAACAAATGATAGGTAGAAGGTTCAGGCAACTGCTTGGCCTTTTCTTCTGCCGTCTCAGGCAACGTCGTTGCCGATTCTCCATCTTGGGAGATTAATAACTCACTCATCTTCACTTTCCTTTGTACGACTCGCAAGGTCTTGAACTTCCATCTGTGCAGATCGTAGACCTCGGATAACGCCGCACAGTTCCCGATACTCGGCGTAATCTTTCGCCGAGCCGTTGCTCAAAGAATCATTCAAATTAAGAATGCGTTCTTGTAATTTGTGGTGTAACAGTTCAAATATGTCCATGTTTATTTTCCAAAAGGTTTTTGTCGTAGCCACTTTGTTGCTACCCACTTAACGCCACGTTTTACTGGTACGCCAGCGTGTAAGGATTGCCGCTCCATGTTTGGGTATTTAAATAAAAGTCCTGATCCTTCATGTGCTTCGAACTCGAGGTTTACCTCTGGGAAAAAAGTTCCGCCACCTTCATCAGGCGTATTTAAATAAATAAGAAACGTCATGATCCGCTGACCTGCGGTATCTAATGACTGGGCCGTCGGTGCATTGGCTAAGTCAAAGTAGTCATGATGCGGCTTGTATTCCTGCCCTACTTCGTATCGCAATATCTGTAGGTCTTCGCCATGCTCTACAGGTATGCCGGTGATACGTGCAATACGCTCTTCTAGTTCTTTGAGTAACGGTGTACTGCCACGTTTTAAAAACGTACCGTAACTTGTTCTGTTAGGGTGGTCTGTAGATCCACCTGTTTTCTGATCAACAACCGTTGATTTAATTAGATTTGGTTCAGCTGTTTTGATAAGTTCTTGGCATTGATCTTTGTTTAAAAAATCTCCATAAAGCGTTGTTTCTAACGGTGCTTTTGACCGAAACAAGACGCGGCTTTTATCCTTTGGAAACGACCAGTGGTAGAAAATATAAACGGCTCTTTGTTTTTCCCCGCAAAGCAGTTCATCGCGCCAGTGAGGAAATTTTCTTCCCTCCATGACAGCGCCAAACCCGACTCCAAAATGAGTCTCTAAGTATTTTTCTTTGTATGGCAGCGGGTCTTCTTTTATATCCCACTGCTCTCCATAGTATGTCTTGGCGCTTATGTTCAAAGGCCAATCTAAATTGTTCTTATCTTCTAAACAAACACTTAACGTTAGGTCTAATCCAAGCCGGTCTGTATGAATATTTAATACGCTGTTCCGGTTATATACCCGTGTATAAGTATTAGAGAAGACCGCTTGAGGGTAGCGGTCCTTAATGATTTCTGTTGCTCGATCAACAAACGCTAATGATCCTGGCAGGTTGTAGTAACCAAAACTGTTTCGGTAATACTCCGGCATTTTGTTTTCGTCAGTATGTTCATGAGAAAAGAACTCTTGAACTAACGACTGACACTCAGCCGGAGAAAATACTTGTAGTTCACTTTGCCAGGATGTATACATTAGCCCCTCAATTTAGTTAACACTTCAGCTTTTAACTTCTTATCAAAGTCCGCCGACTTGGCAGCTATCCGTTGCTGCTCTTTTCTAGCCTCAACCGCGATACGCTCTTGTTCAACCTGTAGTCTGGCTTGTGCAAGTGCAATATCGGCCTGATCTTTGGCGGCTTTTCTCTTAACTTCTTCAGCTTTGATCTGTAATTCAGCTTGTTGCATCTGAACTATTGGATCTTGCGCTGCTTGTTGGGCTTGGGCCTGCTGTGCTTGCGCCATGTTCATCTGTAAGAGCTGCGCGCCTGCCTGAGCCGTCAGTCTTGAGATCTCTACCTCTACATCTTCAGGTAATTTCTCGTTCGGCGGGGGTAGTGGAACGCCAATTCGCTCTTCAATCTTCTTACGATAGAGGAAAGACAGGTGTTCTGCGACGTGAGCCTGTACCGCAGACCCGATTTGCTGTGCCATAGGGTTCTGTCCGATCATTTGCATGATCATTGGATCCTGAATGAATGACATATGAGTCGCAATATGAGCGTCGTGGTCCTGATAAATGAACGCTTTGGTGGGTTCCATCCGCAAAAACGCCATGTTTTCGGAAACAGGGTCTTTTGGATGCTGATCTTCGGGTAATGGAACCAGCTTATCGGCGTTTTTCACCCCTAAAACCTCGATCATTTGCCGGTGTAACTGGGGCAGATCGTAAATCTGAGGGGCTTGAGCCGCTAATTGGATGACTGCTTGGTACTGCATGATCCTTTGCGCCATGGTTGCGGCGTTTGGATCGCTTACCGGGATGATATCGACGTGTTCGTAGTCCTCTTGCTTCGCTTTTCGGTTACCACCTTCAGGTACATATGCGTATTCTTCAGGGCTATAGTCCCGAATGATGTCCCTTAACAGCTTAAATTCCTGTTTCATTGACGCATGAACGCGTGCTTGCACAGCACTCATGGTCTTTAATTGTCTTTCTAACAAAGCTAAGGTCGTTCCGACAGGTGCTTGGGACGACATATCACTGACTTTCATGTCAGCAATAGAACCTAAACGCCTTCCTTCTTCGCTTATCTTGTCTAATAGCGCGGCTAAAACTTGTGACGGCTCCTTATAGGGAAGCGTCATGATGTTATCTTTGATGGCTCCGCTCGGTACGTCTACATCTCGAAACTCGCCTGGTGCAATCGGGGTGTCGTCACCTTTAACTCTTAGCCCTCGAGACTTAAGACCGCCAGGTAAATTAGATAACGTACCTGCATCGACAAGTTGCCTAATTAACATCGTCCCTGCTCGAGCATAGCCACCAATTAAATGGATATACCCAAACCCATAGGCTCCAAAGCCTGGGACATAATCGTACTGAACTAAGTGCTGGCGCTTCCTATATAAGTGATCGCCTTCACGCCAGTTACGATAAATTGATAAAACCTTGTTTGTTCCTTTATCAATAGAAATAATATAAGGAACAGCGATATCATCTTCTTCTTCAAATCCCGGTAAGTTGTAGTCAACTTGGATTTCATAGATGTGATACCGGTCATCGTCATTAATTGAAAAGCCTGTCTCTTCGGCTTTCTTTTCTTCAATATCATTAATGACTTTTACCGGTTCGCCTAATTCAACGTCACGATAAAAGCCACGTACTTGCAGTCTGTGGATATCGTTCTTTGTTTTTCTTAGGACATGTGTTACACGCTCTGCGGTTCTTGCACCTGATGAGCCATAAGGAATAATGACGTCTTCTGCCGGAATAAAGATTGATGTCTCGCGACCTAAATTAGGATCGAAATAAACCTTCTTAAAAGCAGCGCCGCTAAGACCTAAATTAAATAACATTCTTTCGTGTTCAGGTCTGTATTCCGGGATGGTTTCCGTCAATCGGAAATTCATATCATCTCGTACTCGTTCTGCTGAATCTTCTTTTTCTTTTGTGATCTGACCGATGATTTCTGTTTTAACTGGACCCTGTGCAGGAAATGTTTCAATAATCATTTCTGATTGAAACCGCACAGCCGCTTCTGTTAATAGGGTAGAGAAGACGCCGCAAGCACCATTCCAAGGTTCTGTACGTTCTTCGTATTTCATACCAAGGACTTCTAGTCCTTTAACGTACATATCGACCCAGTCTTTTCTGGATCCGATATCTGCCTCAACCTCACCAATTAAATCTGAAGCCAAAGTTTGTAATTCTGACTCGCTCATAAATTCAGCCAGATTAGAATCAAACTCGTCTTCTGTGTCTTTACCTGGCTCAATAACGACCTCGAGTCCATCCATACCTATGGATACGGACTCAGGGTTTTCAATTTCAATTTCGATCTCTGCGTCCTCAGACATAAGAGGTTCAAGCGGCTTATCTAACATGATCTATCCTTAGTAGTAGGCTTTCCGTCGAAAGGTTTGCGGCTCATCTTCCTCATCAGACGCAAGTCTTAAGAAGCCGCCCTGCCTGAATCGTATCAGTGCCTGAACACTCGAGTCTACGAGGTCATCGTGTTCTGCATTAGGGAATGCCGCCATTTGCTCAACGACCTCATCAGCCCAGCGTGTATCGGGTCGCCACACCTTACCGGACCTAAATAAATCCGATACCGAGTTAATCCTCACGAATTTGTCGTTTCCTCTTACAGGGGTGTATTCCGAAACAGGCACACCCATTTGCCTTAGTTCAAAAACTAACGGCGCGCCAGCAGCTTTGGCCTCGATAATACAAGCGTCAGGTTCCCAGTACTTATAGTGGCTTAAGGCTTTATCCTTTAACTCAGGAAACTCCATACGTTTTTGAAACGCATCCAACATAATGATGTTGGCGTCTCGTTTATCTTCGTCTTTATAAAACACACCCCAGGTGGTACAGGCCGAGAAGTCAGCTCGTTCACTTTTAGTAAATGCGGTGTCCCAACTCTGGATAATAAATTCACACGGAGGTGGATCGTCCTTCTCCCACATCTGCCACCATTCTCTTTTGACAATGGCTCCTTCCTCACCTGTGGGCTGTTGTTGGTATTGAGCGTTCCACTTAGAAGGAGGTAGTTCTTCCCTTAAGGCCTCGAGTTCTTTTAAGGACCAAAACTCAGGCCATAGAGGATTACCACTTGGCATGATCGCAGGGAGTTCAATGACTTCCCACTCCTCATGCTTATCTCTTTTAGCCGCTTCACTAATTATTTTTCCGGTTAAGTCTCGGTCCGACCACCTTGTCATGACCACGACAATAGCCCCGCCAGGTTGAAGACGCTGCCTTGGTCCCGAGGTATACCACTCAAAGACCTTATCAAACACAGAAGGATCACCTAGTGTGGCTTCTTGTTCTGAGTGTGGGTCGTCAATAATTAAAAGGTCCGCACCTTTACCCGTTACCGTACCGCCTACGCCGATAGCAAAGTACTCGCCGTCGTGATTCGTTGCCCACCGACCAGCGGCTTTACTGTCTTGTCTTAAGGACACGTTAGGAAACACCTCAGCGTACTGTTCACTTATCACTAAGTTCCTAACTTTCCTACCGAAGTTAACGGCTCTT